AGTTGGAAAGACGAGTGGCTTACTATTATTTTTTCAGTGCCACTTGTGCTTTCATTTTGTGGTGAGTGGGGTAGACAAATAGTTGATGATGGGTTTGCCGCACTGTCTACTATGCCTGATTGGTATCAGTACACACTAGGTGTCATTGTCGCTGCTAGTTTCGGTGTCCGTAGTGCTAGTAAGTTCTTCGGTAAGAAGTAGTTCTTCGTTATCTTCTTCTTCTTCGTCATCAACAAACTCTTCGGGAAAAGCATACGCCAACATCTCAAAAGATTTTTCAAATCCTATAATTTGAAACGTCCCTATAATCTCTGCTTCAAGAGATTCAGGTGTTGAATCATCTTCATTTGTATTATTACCACGTACACGAGAGAGTAATTCAAGGGCTTTCAAAGCAACGGCACCATGACCAGCATTCCTTGCTGTCTCATACTGCTTTTCTATTTCTGATATAACATCTACATCGGTACTAATTTCATTAGTAAGTTCTTCAATACGTTCCTGTATCTTGTCGTCTTGTAAAAGCCTATAGCCTTGGTTATGTGCAGATGCCTCACTATATCCTGCCGCAATTGCTGCTCTTGTAGCATTACGATGCAGGATATAAGCTTGGCAAAACTTTTCTTGTTTTTCTTTAAGCTGCGTCATAGTATTTTTCTTGACCACGTTTAGATATTTTCCAGACTTCGGATGCTAGTGTACCAGTACCGTGGAATGTAAAGCCCATGTCCATATCTGTATTGTCAAAAAGTTTTTCACAGTCTTGAGCCATAGCCAACAGTTCTCCTGTTGTCCAAAACTTATAACCATTAATTTCTACTTGCATATACTTAGGCTTATTATTTTTTTCATCTATCTTTTCTTTTTTCATTTCGCTTGTTACATTTTCAACAGAGCAGTCAAATCCAAATAGTTCAAAGTTTCTAAAGCCTAGTGTATGTGCAATAGAAATAGTACGCATAGCTGCACAAGTACCCCCGGTTATAAGTGTACTACCTTCGTCAATGCCTATTCCTTTTTCTACAACAAGTTTATCCTTTACACTCATGTCACGAATTGCATCTGAGTATGCATTCCATCCCTTAATGTTAGCTTTCTTATCAATCAGATATTTGGTAACCGATGGGTCAGTCATTGAAGCAACAAGAAATAAAGTCTTATCATCTATCTTTTTAAATAGTTCTTTACGTACTACACCGTGGGTACTAACGCCATCAATAGGACGTGGGTCAAGAATGATACAGGCAAATGGTTGGATACCAGCTTTAATAAGTTTAGGATAGCTGTGCTTAACACAGAATACTTTTCCTTTTGTTTCTTTAATTCTTTTCTTTAGTAGTTTAAAATCTACTGAAGAACCACCTGAAACAATAAAAGCTATCTCATTATTAATTTTACTTTTATTTACAAAAGTAAAATCTTTAATAAGATTTTTATTTTCTAAGATGTTATTAATAATATCTTCCTTTGGTCTTGAATCTTTAGGTGTAACCATAATTGGTACACGTGTAAGTTCATCTGGTAGTTTGGATACACCTTTCTTTGTAGCTACGAAACATAGATGTGTAATACCACCATCCTTTACAAGGTCGCTAGAAGGAAGAACAACTTTACCATAAGCTTCAATCTCTTTCATTAACTGATTAACGCCATCATTCTCAGGCATTCTATCTTGTTTATCTTTAGAAAAGAAATCATCAAAGACAAGAATAGGAATGTGTTTTAAATTTTCATAATCTGATTTTACTGTTTCATATGAATGTCCACCGTCAATGTATGCAAAGTCTGCATCTTTAACTGCATCATTATCTTTAAGGGTTTGTTTTGTGTCTCCTTTAAATAGTTCAAATGTAAATTCTTTACCTTGTTCAAACATCTTAACACCAAACTCTTGCAGTCTTTTATTTACTGCGGCAAGGCTATTATGAGGTTTAGAATTTAATTCAATGTGGTCAAGTTCAGGTGTTGCTTCTTCAAATAAATCAAAGCCTACATAGTGTACACTATCTGTATACTGGAATGCAGCAATTGCCATTTGAATAGCACGTCCACCATTCCATGTACCTGTCTCAACAATTGTTTGAGGTTTGTAGTTTCCAATAATTTTTAGCAACTGCTTATAACGCTGTGGTCCATTTACATCTGGAGCAACAGTGTCATCACTAAGTTTCTTTTTTAGATTACCTTTGAAATGGGTAAAGTATTCAGACAAGGGAGATTGTTCAAAGGCCGATAGACCACTTATGTTTGGTGATAGGTTATGTACTTTCATTCCATGTGCTTTGTAAATATTTAGCAGACGTTCAAAGATAAACCCATCATGCCATTCACGATAAGCTACAACTTCACCAATAGTGTAAGCACCTCTAAGGTCAGCAATGAGACTGCAACTATTATAGCACCCCAGATTAAAGCCCATGAAACTTGTTTCACTGTAGTCAATATCTTTCCTTCCTAAGTGTACTAGGTCAACAGCATCAGGTAACCAACGAGCAACCTGCTCAACGTCAAGACGTTTTGTAGCTACAGTATCTGCATCAATCCATATCATCCAATTATTTTCAGGTGGCTCTACACCTGCATCAATTAATTTATCATCCACATCCATCATTTCAAATGCAAGGTCACTAAGTGCATACACTTTATGACACCACTTGATAGCGTCAAGTCTCCAGTTGTATGGCATCTTGCCGCCTTCCGTACCATCGTGATGCTTCATTCGCTCACGGTACTCAACCATTTCTTTTACGTCATTTAGATTACGATAGCTAATAGTATCACAATCAGGAGCGTGTACATCTCTAATATCGAAGTCGTGGTAGTAAGCAACCAGTTTAAAGTGTTCTGGGTTCCATTTTTCTTTAACACTTTCAAGCATATGTTTCGCATATGTTTCATATCCTTCCTTGCTAAATGATGTTACAAAAGTATACATTATATTGTTCCTTCTATTGCTTTATCCAATAAGATATCTGTTTTTAATTTCTTCCATTGACTAGAGTATTGTGCGTCAATATCTCTGGTTGGTTCCCATTCATTAAACCAAGGACCACCTGTAGTAAAGTGTACATTCTTAGCTTCAATAACTTCTGGTGACCAACCATCTAACCAATTCCATTCTTCATGGACAGCACCTATCTCGTCATCCTCTAGCCAGTTAAATCCGTGTAACCAACTACCTGATTTAAGATTAGCATCATCTACTGTAAGATTTAAGTTAGATGGATGCGAACAATTCCATAGTACAAAGCTTGACCAGTTTTTACGGTTGTAGTTTTGCTGTACTTGTCCATCCATTTTAATACTAGCTTTAGGGTTGTAGTTATGATGTACACATTGTGCTGCATACTGTTCATTCTTTGTATATGTATCAAAGAAATCTTCCAAGCTAGTGCGAAGGAACATATCTGAATCCATAAACAAAGCCCAGCCATCATATTGATTTAGAGCAGGTATAAGGAATCTTGTAAATGTAAAGTCTGTGCTGAAAGGGCGACAGTCAAATTCGTCTACCCTTCCTGCGCTATTAGTTTCTATGTCAATTAATAGGCTACGGCGATATAGCCCTGCACGTCTAAGAGATTTCTGAACAAGAGGAATAATATCGTACTTATTTGTGTAACGCAAAATAGATTCACGCAAGACCTCATAAGCAAGGTTCTCACGTGAATCATATCCAATATATATTACAGGATTTTTCTTGCTATCCATTAACGAAACAATCCAAAGGGAGATGTGTAACGATAACCAAGTGCCTTAAGTTCTTCACGAATAGCAGCATCAGCTTCATTACGTGCAGAAATAGCGTCACGTAGTCCTGATGTACGGCGTTCACGATACTCTTTACGAAGTTCTGTAAGACGCTGTTCAGTATCTTTTATTTCTTCAGCAAGTGCATCAAGTTCTATTTCCATTAAAAGCTCCTTTCTATTAATTGAATCTGTATTCTAATTTATTTTTATTTAAATGTCAAATGTTTTTTAAATAATGTATTGCATTTTGTAATGCTTTTATATTGTCTTTAAATCCACCCAAGGCTCTGTTACATGGGTGGCACAACCATCCTCTAAACTTATCTGTTGTATGGCAATGGTCTATTACCCACGCAGGTAAATGGCTACCACCCTTTCCGGCAACGTCTTCTTCTTTGCCATTGCATATAGGACATTGATAATCTTTATCAGGCATACCATACTTACGTCTTAGTTCTTCCCTTGTTTGTGATAAGTGCTTATTACATTTCTTACATTCAGAACGCAATAAGACAGAACTACCAGAGTGAGGTGAAAAAGAAGAAAGGGGTAAAAGTTCGTTACACTTGCTACAAACTCTCCCCTCTCTAACTTCAAATGAACACTCTGATTTAGTGAACAATTCAAGCTGTGTCATTTTTTATATACTACGCCGCACTTAAGTCTACAATCTCGCAGACACCAGCCGTACAAGCCAACTCACGCCCACCAGATGTATTGTCTTCCTTCTCAAAATCAGGAAGCTTTGACCAGTCTACATTCTTTGGCATACGCTTTAGCATCTCACCATATTCTTCAACAGAACAATCCTGATAAGGTGCTTGTTGATACGTATGTTCACTGAAAGGAAGGAAGCTAATGCCACTAACTTCATCGAAGTGTTTGTACACCCAAGCACCTACTTCCATCCACTCATTTTCTTTGACTGAGATGGTGACTGATGGCTTGTGTTCACACCAATGACGCTGATATGTTAGCCACAGTTCAAGCTGTTCAATAGCTGTCATAGCAGTACGTGTTACTGCGTTATGTGGTGACTTCATTGGGAATGAAAAGACAGTGGTGCTTTCAGGTTTCATTACATCTGGTTCATTAGGGATGCCTTGAGCCTTCATAAACTCTGTTAATGGGTCTTTATTGTCACCACGTACAGTGCGAATATAATAAGGATTATGTCTTGCATGAATACCTGATGCTGCATCTACAAGTTGCGACACAGTACCACTAGGTTTTACACAAGTAACAGCAGTAGCTTGAGGAATACCAATCTGTTCTGCCATAGCTTTGTTAGCCTCTACAGCAGTCTGACGAAGCATATCTAGTGTGTCTGATAGTCCTTTGTCTTTATGTAGGGTAGTGCAATCCATAATGCCTGTTAAAGATACACCAAGCAAACGCTCTTCTTCTGTATTCTTTTTCCAAATACTACGAAGATATTTAAAATTAGTTAGCGTAGCTTGGAATGTGCCAAGAATAGCAGCAAGTCGTACCTTTTCTTTAAGAGAAGCAAGGTCATCAGATGAACGTGCTACAACCTCTGACAGATTACAGAACTGGTAGGGGCGAAGAATAATTTCTGAACAAGGGTTACAACCAAAATCCTGATTGACATCACGCCGCCCATTCTTAGCCGCTTGTTTCTTAGCTGATTCACGATTGAAGATACCACGCTCACCTGACTTACTGTCGTATAAAGACAACCACTCACGCATGAATGTACCCATCTCAGGCTTCTGCTTGTAAGCTACAGAGTTGTTAGCCAATGCACGTTGACCTTCATTCTCCCACCACTGACCTGACTTAGCGTGTGCCATCTGGTCATCGTTAAGATTAGACAAGCTGATAAGGGCTGAACGTCTTACACCACCGACAACTACAACCTCTCCAATCTTACACATGATGTCGTGACATTCAATCGGGTATAGTCTGCGACCTTTTGCACCCTTAAACTTTTCAATACAAAAGTTGAACAACTCAACTAGTGGTTGAGGTCCTGACGCACGTCCACCAAAAGTCTTGAGCCTTGCACCTGCAGGACGTACTTCTGATATATCAAACTTTGGTATCTGTCCAGTGTACAGCATAGCAATAAGTTCCTTCAGGGACTTAGCCCATCCGGGGCGGCTGTCACCAACCTTAATTATCGTATCTGTTTCATGGAAGTCTTCATTAACAATAGGAAGTTTCTCAATGTTGTGACGCTCAACACTAAAGCCTACGCCTGTACCACACATAAGGATGTACATTGTTTCGTCAAAGGCACGTGGGCTATCTACTGGTACATATGAACAGTTGTATCCACCTACATGACAACGGTCAAGGGCAGGACCACTGGTCATCAATGCTCTCATGCTTGGCATGATTGATTGGTTAAGTACAGCCTCTTCTAGTTCTGACCTTAATGAATCAGAAAGCTTATAGTTGTGTTTATCAGAAAGATGTTTAGCCATATAATCAAAATATCTGGATACAGTTTCACTCCATGTCTCCCTGCGTTGCTCGTCCTCTTTCCAACGTGCATAACGTGAAAGAGCAATAAAGTTTTGATAATCAGTTGGTAATATATTTTGCATATAAATCCCCTTCCATTTTGAACAGTGAATAAGAATAGATTGTAGCACAATTGGGCTACAAGTACAATAATCTAGTGTCCTAAAACTGCGTTAATTCTTTTGCGAACATAATCTATCTCACCTGATTTAAGAACCTTGAATGCAAAGTCTCTCATGTAAGCAGGGTCAATACCTGCGTAATCACAGACAGTATTAAAGTCTTCTGCTGTTACTCCTACAGACGCAAAGAACCAAGCAACAGCCCTATCTCTTTCTAAGATAGCCGTGTCTGGTTCTCCATCATAAGAAGGCTTTGTCGCGTCCAGTAAAGCTTGTAAGATTACTGTCATAAACAAAGCCTTCTCAGGTGTCTTAGGGACATTTAATTCTACATCAATTAGAACTATGTCTTCTTTTTGCATTCTTCTTAAACCATTCCTGTGGAATACCTTCTCCACCTTTGCAGTATTGAAAATTATATTTGTCGCACCAGTCTGCGTATGTCATCTTCCCACCCTTATACAGTTTCCTGTAAGGGTTATCAAAGACAAACCGAATATCCACATCAGGATGTTGGTCACGTAAGAACAGATGTTTCTTTCTGTCTTCAAGCATGAACCTACCCTTTACCTCTAGGATAATACCATTGGGTAAAATAAAATCAGGTATGTATTTTTTATCCTCTCGCCATTCATAAGGTATAGGGTAAGGTTCATACTTAAACTCGATATTATATTTGGTGAGTACAAAAGCAGTGTTCAGTTCAGAGTTAGAACGATACTGATGCTGCTTTTGTATTCTTGATTTCTTTGCTCTAGGCATTAGTTACCTCTAGTACATCAGGTGATTTAGCTACCTGAGTTAGATAACGTACTCCGTTAGAGTATTGGAACTTTCTTAGACCTACACCACCATTAGCATCCTTCCAACATTCTTCATTAAATGGACAGAAGATACAGCCAATTGCTAGTTTCCTGTTGCCTGACTTACCATCAGGCTCATCAGGATAACAGCGTGGTGGTGGTGTTTCAGATTGTAAGAATGACTTTACTTTATTGATACGGTCTGATGCACTTATCATGTGTACAGATTGCACATCCATCAAAGCTAACTCAGCAGAGGATTTATCTACCGCAAAGAATGCTGCGGCTTTATCCTTACCTGCTTCTGCATAACCAGAGATTTGTGCAATGTAACCGAATGGGTCATCTGTATGTAGTGTACCTTCCTTAAACTTCTTGAAGGCATAGGGTGATGCTGATTTGATATCAGTTAGTACACCATCAATACGACAATCCTTATGGCCTTTAACGCCATTGATTTCTACCTCGCCCTGTTCATCTGATACTTCATGTCCAGACAACTCAGTCAGTAGAATAAGAAGAGCCTCTAGGATATCTCCAAACATAAACTTTAGTTTAGTCTGCCCATCTATTGGGCGTGGCTCTGTAACCCCACGGTAATCATACCATAGTTGACGGTCAGGTTTACCAATCTGTGACATACGTAAGCCACCACCTGCCTCACGGCGTTTGGTTCCTTCTTTTAGTTGGCGACCTATACTTTGCCACAAGCTTCTGGAAAACTTTTCCATAGCCTCACGGTTACGCATAGTGCTTACGTCAACACCATCTTCCAACATTTTATAGATGTCTGGTATAAGTGTTTTAATATCAGCCATTTTGTAACTCCTTTCTATGGATGAAATGTTTCTTCTATTAGTTTGTCCAAATACCATCTGGCTTTCTTCAAATCTTCTACGCCATTCTTGTATCTGTAACGCCAAAGATATTTCATTATGTTACCTTGTAGATAGTATTCAAATCCTTCATCACCTGTTGCGGCTTTGATTGCATCAATACATTCTACACCTGCTTGATTGTAATGAGGTGGATGGTCAACCATGTCCTCACCTACAGATGTAACCAATCCATTTTCATCGAAGGACAAAGGAACTCTATGTGAATCCATAACATACCCCTTTCTATTTGTTTAGAAGTGCTGACGTACCCAACCCTACACTAGTCAGCCCACGACCATATAACTTAATGTGTCGCACCCTTGTTGATGTTATACCTCTATGAAGCTACAGAAGTGCCGAAGGGGATGTCATCAGAGAACGCATCTTCTGAAGCGGTATACCCACTTGGTACAACATCAAAGTCTTCATCAGCCCCATAAGGAATGAGGTTGACAACTTGTACTGCCTGAAGGTCAGTACCTACACCTGACTTACCAGCATATTCCCACTCATAAGTCTTGAACAGTACGTTCACATCTGAACCGTTACCAATGAGTACATTACCCATGTCACGCTTCTGTGCATCTTTCAATGCAGGTTTGGTATTCTCTGAACCATCACGGCGATATTGCTTACGCTTGATGGAAACAAAGTCACCACGGTCATCACCTTTGTTCTTGATAATCAAACCAAGGTTCTTAGCCTTGTCCAACTCTGCACCAGTGAGTGCTAAGTCAATAGAGTACACTGGCTCATAGGTTGTGTTAGGTGATGAGATGGTTGCCCAATGTGATTTTCCTGATAGTACTGGCATAATAATGCTCCTTTCTTCTGTGCGAACTTAGTCGCTTTCGTTGATGATTTGTGAATTATGACACCACTAAGCGGCAGTGTCAACAACTTTTTTATATGCTTTTATCACATCCGATGAAAAAAGTTTCTGTAAGTTTAGAAGGTACATCTTAGATGCATTGTGGTCACCACCTGAGACAGACCTTTTATAGTCTAGGTTGTCAATGATTCGGCGTAGACTATCCGTATCAAAGACAAGAGTAGCAAAGATGTCGTCACCTATACATAGGTTATGGAACCAGTAGTCTGCTTCCGTTGCAGCAATGCCACTAGGTTTGCCATAGGATTCATATTCAATCGCTATGTTACCAGTGTGCTGCCAGACATCACGCTCAGATTTTACTTCAATCTTTTTGTCTTGAAGCATATCTGCAATTGCTTGTTCACGTACCTTACCGTATTCTAAATCTAAATCAAACTTCTTACGATTAGCTACGCTTGGTTCTAGGTTATTCATGTTGTCTCCTTTCTAGTGTGTTTCAGACCAGTTGTTACCTATCTTATATTCACTGTCAAGTGGACACTGAACATTTAGTTCTTTCTCTACACGTTTCATAGCGGCCTGAGTTATCTTGCCAAAGCTTTCTGCTTGGTCAGCTTGTACCTCAAACTGATACTCATCGTGTATAGACGCAACAAGATTGTAGTTGTAATCTCGTTGCGTCATAAGCGTTATCTGGCGTAACCATTCCTTACAGATGATTGCACCTGCTCCTTGCAGTAGTAGGTTTGCGGCGGCGTGTTGTTGCCTAACCTTTAGGAGCCTACCATCAAGGCCACGTATATAACCATTACCTGCCGCCCGGTCAATCTTATCACGCAAAGATTTCAAGGCGGGTAGGTTAGCCATAAACTTATCCATGATGGCCTTACCTTCTTTAGCACCACCACCTACGATAGTACCAATCTTAGCGGGACCTGCACCATATATGAGTGCATAAATAAATGTCTTCGCATCATCTCTGGTTGGTAGTCCTGCCGCCTTTTGATTAGCCGTATGGATGTCACCACTAACAACCTCGTTAGTAAAGTTATTATCGCCCATGTAGTGAGCAAGACATCTTAGTTCCAAAGAACTAGCATCACATCCTAGTAACTTGTATCGACTGTCACTAGGTATCCACACTGCACGGCACTCCTGACCGAAGGGAGAATAAACGGCAGGTACTTGTGCCATGTTGGGTGAATTGTGTGCCATACGTCCACTGATGGCTTTCAAAGTAATAACTCTACCATGAACCTTACCATCATCCTTCACTACGTCCAACCAAGATTGGACTTGTGAAACTCTTTTCTGCAACAGCAGATAGTGTGCAATCTTCTGAGCCTCTGGAATATCTACATCCTTTAACGTACCTTCATCTACAATTGGATGACCAGTAGGTGTAAAGTTAGTAGGCTTCCAACCTTTCTCTATTAGACGCTTACCTATCTGTTGCCTAGATGCAGGATTGAATACTTCTACATTGTCCTTTAATCGCTTACCAGTCTTCTCTGAGTAGCGTTCAGTAACAATAGGTGGGAAGATGCCCTGCATCTCTTGTTCAATGGTTACAGCCTGTTCTGTGAGCCTTGCAACTAGGCAAGATGCTTCAGGTACATTAAGTTTGAAACCATTACGTTCTTGTTTGTCAACGATTGCTCGTACCTGATGTTCTAATTCTATACTCTTCTTAGAATATTTCTTTAGATTAGGTACAAGATGTTTATATAGTCTTACTGTAAGCTTAACATCGTTGACACAATAAGTTAACATCTCTTCATTAAAAGAAGAGAAGTCTTTGTAGTCTATCTTAGGAAAGCCAAGACGCTCACCCCATGCGGCTAGTGAGTGTCCACCTTCTAAGGAAGGGTCAAGAAGCTGAGACAGGATAAGCGTGTCTCTCACCTTTCTAAGTGGGATGTTGCTTCCTGTCAGTTTGTTTAGTACAGGTGCATCAAAGGATACTCCATTGTGCATGACAAATATATCAACATTGTCAGACCAATGTGCGAAGTCCTTGATGCTTTCACCGTACCACTTCTTGACATCGCCAGTGTCCAAATCTTCTGCGACAATACAATGTATTATCGTAGCGTCAATGTCATCTGTTTCAATGTCTAGTGCTACTCTCAAAGGAAATCCTCCATTTCTGTTTCGTTATCAACTTTCTCAAATGGGTTGTCAATTTCAGACATCCTACCAGTTTTCTTATCATATAGCAAGTAGGTTGCTACACCTGTCTCACCAGCATAACGATTCTTTAGAACACGTACTGTGGTGGTGTTGGCTTGTGTAACATCCTTTGCCTGTTGGTCACGCTCAAGTGCAATGACTGCATCACTAATCTGTGCAATGCTATGTGAGCCACGTAGATGGTTAAGAGAAATCTCTTTACCTTCTTCCTGCCCCTTATCACCTGATGCCCTACGCAAGTGAGACACAAGTAACATAGCACACTGTGTTTCTTCCACCAGACTACGAAGCTTAGTCATAAGCTGGTCAATGTTACGCCGTTCATCTGCACCTTCTAAACCTGAGACAAGGATAGATAGGTGGTCAATCAGAATGAACTTACAGTCAAGAGCCTTGACCATGTAACGTACACGGCTTAGTATTTCATCCGTAGTCATTGACCCGAAGTGGTCAAAGGCAAAGAACCTGCGAGTTCCAATGGTCTTATCCTCAATAGCTTTGAGTTGTTCCATCGTGTAGTTCTTTCGTATCTCATCAATGTAGATACGGTCATTAGCTTCAACAGACATGAGATGGAAAGCAGTCTGTGTGATGTTCTCTTCAAGAGAAAAGACACCAACATTGTGTTGGGTCTGGGTAAGTAAGTGATGCATAAGTTCACGCATCAGGCTGGACTTACCTGCACCAGTACCTGCTGTCAGTGTAACTAACTCACCAGTACGCATACCAAACAGCTTCT